TTTTTTTTTTTTTTTTTTAAATTTTATTCTTTCTAAAAAGTCATAATCATATATCTTTTACAACATCAACAATTCAATAACCACACATTCTGTCCTGTATTTACAGACGCGACAGGGATGATACTCCTCAACGTCTCCACAACTGTAAACAATAGGATGTCCTATTGCGTGTAACTCTATAAGACCACAGAGAAAGCTCGTTTCCTAACACCACCCGTAATGAGCCTCATAGTTCATATGACTTCGTTTCCAAAGACACTTAGCTAATACACACGACATCTTATCTTCACACACGCCGTCACAATATGGCAACTTTTAGCAACCTAGAATACAGTCAATATGATACACCGCTGTGTGTAACTCTATAAGACCACAGGGAAAGCTCGTTTCCTAACACCACCCGTAATGAGCCTCATAGTTCATATGCCTTCGTTTCCAAAAACACTTAGCTAATACACACTATACCATACTTAAAGACTTTTAACATTCTAGACTACAGTAAACACACATTGCAAGCGACAAAAGACTTGGGTTCTGGCGAAACACTTCCTAAGAAGTGTTTCTATAACCAGCTATTCCCAAATCAAACACCGTCATATCAAATTTCGTTATTTTGGGTGGCCTAAATACCCCCAAACGCAAATCATCACCAAACGCAGTGAACACCATTGGAGTCTGTTCTTTATTAAAGATCAAACTTAATGTTCCCGAACTAATTGGAGCAATCGTTTGCGTATTAGTCGTATAACAAAAATTAAAGTGACTCTGAAATGGTACTGCAACATCAATGAATGATCTCGCGGAAATGGGATAAGCCATTTCTCTAGCAAGATTTCCACTCTTGAAACTGTCAGTTGTCAAACCAATGGACCTATACACAAAATTTGATCCAGGTAATGCATCAACAATTGGCACTCCAGGCGCAGCTGGATCACTATTGTAATAAGGAGCAAAAGCAACTTGTAATATATCATCTTGTTCTACAAAGAACCGATATTTCACGCTTCCCGCCCATGCTGCAAATAAACTGGTCCACAAATTCTGGGGTTGTACACCTATATTAAGGATAGTTTGATTTATCTCACCCTGAGTTAAGGATGTGACCACAAACTGCTCCAAATCCGGATTTGTCCCAGGAACAACTCTAATATATCTCCTACACACCTCATGCACATCACTAGGACAAAATTCAAATTTTTCTCCTAGCTCAATCTTGCATGGGATGTTCGGCCTTCCTACAGTTGTCTCCATAGTTGTGCTTGCCACGACATTTACATCTACCATTTCATTGGTGTCTTCAGCCACTGGGATCTCAACAATAGCATCTGGCGGACCCTGTGACACAAACCCATCAATCTCTTCCCTGACAACTGGTTTTACAGTCCACGGTAAATCTCCACTTACTTTACATTCCGACCATCCAGATGGTGGATCTATCACACCATTATCAAAAAAGATAGTTGTCAAGCCACCAATCACACTCAAAGAAATTACGGGATCCCCCACTCTAGCAGTTCCGTTTGGAGTGGTATAAATAACCCATGCATAAGGATCATTGGTAACAAAAACATAATCCCCATCTGGTGGTACTACGTCCCAACCGGCTTGTCCCTCTTGAACCTCAACTTTATTCGGCGAAATTGGATTACAATTTGCCATTATCTTATTTCCTGGTATTTCTGGATCCCTAACCGCACCATTCATTGTGTAAACATTGGATTGTGTGTATACTAGATTTTCATCCCAAGAAAATGGACCGTTTGGTCGTGGGACGGCAACCTTTAAATTTTCGAATTTCACAAAAACCAATATTTGAATGCTAGGCGGAACTGTATCAGGTGCAATAAGCGCATTTTGGATAAACAATCCAAATGTACCCAGTGAATAATTTTGCACAAACTCAGTAGTCGCTTCCCCTTCATACGTTCTCAAAAACTCAGTTTGAGCATTGAAAGAAATTGACCACGAGTCTTGATAGTTCGTTCCAGTGTCATTACTAGAAAAGTTCATTATCTTTGATAAATCAACATTTCTAGAACCATCAACCAATCCAGATGAACCATACGCCATAACTGCCTGTAATCTCAAAGAGTGATATTTAGTTATAATAGCCATTACGCTAAAAGTAACATCACCCCTCCAGAACATAAATTGATTTAGAGCCGCTATATTAAGAGGTATATTACTACCCTCCACTATTCCTAAACGCGTATTCAAATCAATTTCATAAATCTTAGTCCCGGGCACCATTTCAATCGCAACAGGCAAAGAAGTCAACAAACAAGACTTCCCACATATCGTTTGTATCTTACAATCAGATGGGTCAAAGATCTCTATCTGTTGTCTACTCATGACCGCTGGTTTAAGTTGTAAATCAACCGTAGGCCTAATGCCATGCGAAGCAGCCATACCTGAAAAAGTTTGTTGTATCGGTAAGGCTCCCGAACATAAGGGTGGGTTATCAAAAGGCATGGGAATTGACGCATCTGCATCAACTTCAATGTCAGCCGAACCCGAAGCACTATTATTACCTCCTTGTATAGGCATATCTCCACCCGCATTTGAGTAAACATTGCTTATTGTCGTTGAATTTGTGTTTCCTTGAGACATAAAATCTAACTTTCCAGTTCTTTCATAATCCACAGATCGTCCATGCACATTATAAAATTTCTTAACGCGCGTTACATCAGTTAACGGACGTGGAATGGTGAACTCTGAACCGGGGAAAGAAGAAAACAATGTAATAGTACACTGTTCAGTATCAATGGACGACAAAGGTGAAACCGGCGTGAAATGTACTGTTCCTAATGACTCGGTTGCCCGTGCACGTGTATTCATGACACTCCTTAAATAAACAAAAGGTATCGTCAATGAATATGTTGCATTTTGGTCAGGTTGAATTAAAACATACTGACAAGCAGTTATGTTAGACAATTCTACCTCATATGAAGCCAAAGGCACAAAATACATTGCCAATAATCCACACTGAAAAGGTGTTGCATTTATCTGAGCTGTTATAGTAACATCACCTTTCCAAAAACAGAACCTATCAAACGACATATTCTGTAAATTCTCAACATTCCCCAAATTCAACAACCCAAATGGCAAATCAACACTATATATAGATGCACCTGCCACATCCGCTGTTCTCCACGAAAACTCTTTTCGGTAAACATTTGAATTCGTACCAAAATTTATATCAAGGGGTACTTCATTCAAAGCCTTCCTAATAAGTTTATTCGCCATAGATACATTGACACTTGGTCCCTCAACAATTTTCCCTCCTGATACATCGACAATAGAATGTTGATTCTCAACGGGACCTTGAGCAAAGAATCCATATGGAAAACCACATTCACTCGAAGCCGTCCTTCCACAAACAATCTTCCTCATTTCACTCCAACCAATCAGATCTAATTTCACACCTAACTCCTTTTGAACCGCATATGATACATCACCACAAAACATAATATAGAACTCTTTATCCCAAATGGACGAAAATTCCATAGCTGTTTTTGCTTCCTGAACTATCGTTAAATTTTTATTTCTTGTCCAATGTAACATTTCATAAATCGTGTCCTTCTTCAAAGCTCCACAATACTTGCCGTTAACCATTATAGGGTGAGCACCCAAGAACGTAACGTCCTCAAAATCCCTAAACTGGTCAACCAACTCACACTCTTTAATGTCAGAAGTATAGACTTGTCCCAACTTCTTCAATTCATCACGCAATACAAATGGTCGAAAGAATTCTCTCACATCACCGCTAACACAATAAATATGATCATCCCCTAACACTTTCATCCTCACACATTCATCAAAAACAAATTGACCACACACTTTGGAAAATATGTAACGAATATATGCCTCATGCACAATGTTATTAATAATAGTGGTGAAGAAACATCCCGAAAAATGCATGTTTCCAAAATAAATCAACTCCATAGCCAAAGCGGCTGGGGAGTTCATCTGATGGTTAACAAAATTCTTCTTCATATTATCACTAACAACTTCCCCCATCAAATCCATCAATAAATCATACGCTCTCCTCTGAAATTCAGGCTGGATATTTTTATCAAAATTTTTAAAATCCCCAGCAATAAAATTCTCACCAACTTCAGTTAAATAATCATAAATCAAATGCATATCATGAGAGTACTGATTCAATCCGATAGCTGAACTAGTCGTCTCATAAGAATTATTAATCGCACATACCAAACTACCAAACAACATTCTAAACGCAACATTCGCTACCAAATCACCACAATATATCACTCTAGTTCTCCCTTCTCGTATCTTCACATCACTCACTAACTCATCTTTCAGATGTGTAATGAAACGCCCAATCACATCCTTTCCATGCTCCAAATCATACAAAAACTTATTAACCATCTCTTTCAACAACGGATTATAAACTAAATCACCATTCGCATCAAAATAAAACCATTCAGTTTTTCCTTTCTTTGACGTCATTTTACACAAAGGATACCCGGCTGAACTATTCACCTTAAGTGAACACAATTTTCCAGGTATTCCCATTAACGCTTCTTCAAAGGTTAGCTTTCTACATCCAACAGGCCACACCAATTTATCTTTAAAACACATTAACATATCATCAAACACTTCATACACGATTCTCGAGTCCACATCATCCTTTCTATGATCAATCATTAAACTATCCTTCATCATTTCCACAGCTGGATCAACACACTTCCAATTTCGATCATCGCTCACACTCAATATAGGTTTATTCTTTTTCGGTCTACTATTTAACCACTGAGTCAAACAACTTCTCTCAATCTTTGAATTCCTATTCATCCACACAGCGTCACTAACGGGTATGTTCTCTATTTCCCTCAAATTTGGCAACACTTCGCCATCACCTTCATTAATTTCGCGAATAGTAGGAGATTGAGAACTCAAATCTATCTCACCAACATCTTCAACATCAACCTCATTTCCTAACGCACTCACGACATCTTCTCTAGTAACAACCATTGAAACACCATAATTACAACCATTCTTAACTCCGCCAGCAACATGCATTCCCATTATTTTCCCTGGGAACAACTGTCCTGCTGATCGCAAAACAACTCCACAATCTCCACTTTTTGTCGGATACTTATACAACAAACATTCTTCCAATCTAATACACCTCTCACCATGCGAATAATTCTTATTCAAAGCTTTCACAACATTCACATAACATGACCCTGACTCTAGCTCCAACATTGCAGACGTACCATCAAATGCATCAAAATCAGCATAGCTCCAAAACCTCTTAACATTATTTGGGAATTGCACCATTTTCTTATCAAAAAACGATACAAAACACAAATCATTCTCTTCATTCTTGCGTAACATACTATATTTAAAATCAATCTCACACTTAAAAGTACGATATTTAACAACCATTTTCCCTTCTGGTACTAACTTATTTTCATTATGAAATGCATGTAAATATGTCATAAAAGTTTGCCCCCGAATAGGGAAACCATAATGTGACACATTTCCAATTGTGAATGTTAATGCTTCCAAACCTGCTCCTTGTGCATAACCTTTAACAAAATTCTTCACTCTCATTTGAGGACGAGTTGTTTTGTTAGGTTTAGCACTTTGGGAAAAACATATTTCATAATCTTCTTTAACAGTTTCCTCACGTTTCTTAAATATCCTTCTCAAACCAAACATCATACATCCAAACGCTACCCATGCAGCGGTAATCTTAGCCGATTTCCTAAAATACGTTCTAGGGGCAAAGCTATAATCACCATGGGTGTCAGACCTAAACAACAACACTGGCACTTGCCCATACTTAACAAACTTACTTAAATATACACTCATCCATTTTTCATTCATTCTATTTGCAAACTCTTCCGGACACCCATTATATTTAAAATCATAATCATCGGGTATCAATTCACTTGTTTTCACAAAATTCGCGGCTGAAGAACTCAAAAAGCCTCCATGCATAGAAACTGCATTCTCTTCATTACCATTCCTCACGCAATCAGCACACAGCATTTTATGTACTACATAATCATCATGCTTATGGGCAAAATGCCTTCCACATTGCTTGTAATTCCACGATAAACCATCTTCAGATCCTCTATCTCTAAATTGAACTCCAAACGCGTCTATTCTAGCTTCCTTCGCAATTCCTAGACATACGTGTCTATGCACCAACTTCGCATCAACATTAGAATGATCCATGTACGCATCCACATCCTTCTGAACAGGTAAGGGTAAACCCATAGTTACACCTCTAATCTTCTCTACCGCATCATCATACACGCTTTCATTACTTGATTCACATTCACACTCAACACCACCAACTGCACCATCTTCACTATCACTCGCAACATACTTCTCAAACATCTCACTCGTCATACCAAAATCCTTCATTTTCTCAAACAACTTCTTCTCTACACGAAAATAATCAACTATATTTTCATCCTTCTTTAATCGATCCAAATTCTCCTTCAATCGAGGGAAGGCTTCGGTTGCCCACTCCTTCGTTTTCTTAGTTGTGGTTAACCGTGAAATTCTTCTAAACAAATTCTTCAAGTCTTTGTCTTTCCAAACTCCCCCAATGTCCTCATGACCAACATTTCTGTTCATTCTTTCGTGGTCACTTGGACCCTGAGAAAATAGGCTCCAAAGATCATCTACTTTTCCAGTAAAGAAGCTCGTAAAGGCTTCTCCAACTCCAATCGGCTCATTTGATACTCCTTGCAATTCTCTCAACGCATCTTCCAACAACTCTGAAGGACTTTTTCCATCATCATCATCTAAATTTTGTCCGGATCTCAATCTCTCACACACACTAACGTGAGCCTCATACTTATCTTTCAACAAACACATCATATCATTATAATTCAATCCTTCAACTTTTCCTTGATCACTCGAAAACTCTCTTGGCAATATATCAAACAACAACCAACTCTTATTCGCCAATTCATCATCACTCATTCTTGCTAATTCAACCTTGTTATCAACAAACTTATCCCTATAAGAGGGATTTATCCTACATTTAATGACTAATTCCCTGCGCCTCCACATTGCTGCATTT